CTTTAGGTAGAATATTGTTGCGGCTGTTGATCCCTCTCCTATCTGTTTATGGAGTTGGCTTTCTGCAAAGTCTAAGGCTATGTTTTTTATCTCGTCAACCTCCTTTGCGAATTGCTTGTCGTTTTTTAACCAATTATAAAATTGTGTTCTACCTACTCCAACATTCTTACAAGCTGTCGTTACAACACCAAGAGATTTCTCCAATGCCTCTATGATTGCTTTTTTATGTTGTTCGGTTTTGTTCATTTTATCATTGACATAAATTCGTGTCGTGGCATATCATCATTTTTAAATAAACCAACCATTTTTGAAGTAGTAGTATATACATCGTGTTTTTTAACACCTCTCATTGACATACATAAATGTTGAGCCTTTAATACTACAGCCACACCCAAAGGATTCAATTCATTCATAAGACGATCTGCAACCTGTTGTGTTATTCGTTCTTGGTTTTGTAATCTTCTTGAATATGTTTCAAGCGTTCTTGCTAACTTGGATAAACCAACAATTTTACCATCAGGTATGTAAGCAATATGTCCCACACCAAAGAAAGGAGCAATGTGATGTTCGCATAATGAATAAAAAGGAATATTTGTTTGAATAATCATCTCATCCATTCCCTCAGATGAAAATGTGGTAAAATTAAACTTTGGAGGATTTAAGAACTCATTCATAAATTTTAAGTATCTCTTGGGTGTTTCTTTTAAACCTTCACGAGTAGGGTCTTCTCCTAGATATTGAAATACTCTAACCATATTATCTTCAACCTCTCCATCTTCTTCTTTTTCAAATGGGAATACAAGCCACTCATTTTGCATCTCTATTCTTTTATCGAATAATCCAATAAATGGTTTGTTTGGGAATTGCTTCTTAGTCTTTTCCATTGTAGCTCCCGAATCTATTAGGTCATCAATAATAACATCTGCCTCTTCAGGTGACATTACCGCATTGCCTGTCATTGCCGCGATTACTGAACCGCCTCTTGGAACTCCGTAATATTTTAAGTTTTTATCTAGCTTATTAATTCTTTGATAAAGTTCTTCCCAAGTAATATATCTTTTCATACTCCTGTTTTTTTATTCCAAATTTCAATATGTAATCTTGTTGTAAAGTTTAGGTAATTGTCTTTTGCTAGGTTAACGACTCTTTCTTTATTTTCATTTAATAAATCTTGGTTTTCACCTGCAGGCATTAAGTAAACTTTATTCCTATCTACTAAAGGTAAATAATCTTCTTTAATCTCCTGCCATTCTTTTTCGGCGTTAACAACAAATTTAAAAATAGTGTTTCTTGTATTAAGCTCTTGAATGACTTCAGGTTTATATGTAATGCTTCTATCGTTTCCGCTGTTTCCTAGTTTTGGACTACAATTCCAAAGATTAATATTTTGTAATAAAAATTCATTCGGCAGGATTGTTCCATTTGTTTCTACTTCAAAAAAAGTTTTATCATTAATATTTAATTGAATGTATTTAATAAATTCTTCTAATCCATTTTGTTGCATTGTAGGCTCTCCACCTGTTAAGATAACGTGAGCACCGTTTTTAATTGCTTCAACACATTCATCATCCAATACCTGATTAATTTCTTTACTCTGGGCCTTCATCCATACTTCAACAGTATCACATCTCCATTCTGCGTCGTTATGTAACTCACCATCAAATTGAGTGCCCATACCTCCACACATAAGATTGCATCCACCTAGCCTAACAAAAACACTTGGAATACCTACAGTTTTACCTTCTCCTTGTATGGAGTAAAATACTTCACTAATTGCTAATTTATTCTTCATAGATAACTGTGCTTGATTTAGTTTCAGCGAATTCAATTTTTATGATTGGCATCTTAGCTTCATTCTTTATTCTATTAAATAACCAAATTGCCATATTTTCTGCTGAGGTTTCAAAAGGAAGGGTTTTGTATTCTTCGTTTGCTAACCTTAATAATTCAACAAGAGGATCTTTTTCGTATAATAAAAAATAATGATCGTATTCTTTTATGATTGGCTCGACCTTTTTATCAATGTCAGAAAATAACATTGTAACTCCGTTTTCCATTTTATCAAATGCAAATGTGCAAACCACATCATAAGTATGACCGTGTGGCCTTCCACATTTTATTCCCGCCTCTTTATTTCTATGACCTGCGTAAAAATAATACTTCTTTTCAATTTTTAACATAATTTCTAAACCTGTTATAAATATATTTAATAACTAATTTAATCCCGAATCCACTTATTAAAAGTGTAAAGATATTTGGATGCCAATGCTCACCGCAAATTCCTAATGTATGTTTTATAACTTCTATCATTTTAATTTAACCATCCTTTTTCTTTAGCTTTAAAATATCCATCTGCTCGTAACTTTGTGGCTGGATTATTATAATCACCATATCCCCATTCATTCTTAGTCATTGATCCATTATAGTCTGTCATTGAGTATTTAATAATAACGTCTAAACAATTTAATTCATTTGCAAGTTTCCAAGTCTCTGCTTTATCTAAATACATTAAAGGAGTGTGTATTCTGTAATCTCCATTTCCAACGCCTAATGATAAGGCTGTTTGTAACGCATCTATGGTTGTCCTTCTACAATCTGGATACCCCGAATAATCAGTTTGACAAACACCCGTTACAATATCATTAATTCCGTTTTCTGCAGAATAACTTGCGGCAATTGTTAAAAATAACAAGTTACGACCTGCAGTAAAACTTGCAGGCAATTCATTATCTAAATAACTACTTTTGTTGTGATCTGTATGTTCTGTAAGGGATGATTTTGCTAATAGTCCTTTAACATTTAATATTTTATATTTTATCCCTAACAAATTCGCAATTTCTTTTGCTTGCTCTAATTCTTGAACGTGCATTTGTCCGTAATCAAACCCAATTGCTTCAATCTCATTAAACTTTTGTTTTGCCCAATAAGCACAAGTTGTGCTATCTTGACCGCCTGATAATAATACTATTGCTTTTTTCATATTTATAAATTTATTTCTGCATAATTATTAAACTTTACCCATTCTTTAAAATTATGTTTTGCTGTTTTATTTGTTAAAACTCGTTGACCTTGTTTTTTATTTTGTTTTTTCATTGTTATACCATTAAACCAATAAACCGCACCAAATCGATTGCCAGAAAGCCAAGATGTTGAATCTACTGAATAAAACTTATATTTTTTTAAACCTTTTAAATTTGTAAATCCTAATCCGTGAACATTACAATTATTATTTTCAGCAATTTTTATTAATGAATTAAAAAAAATATATTCTTTTCTTTTTATTTCATTTGTAACAATTCCTCCAATTGCAACATATTTATATTCAGACACCATTTTTTTCCAATAATCTAAACCTCTGTTTTTATGCCATACAGGAATTGATTTTTTTTTTGTTTTCTTTTCTAGTTTATGCCTTAATCGCTCAACTTCTTTTAATCCTACAATGTTATCAATGTCTAATTCAAAAAAATATTTTATGTCGTGTTTGTTAATAAAATTAGCATACTTATCTATGTAATCATCCCAATTTATTTTATTATCATTTGCATTATTTAAATAAGTAAATGCACCACTGTCTAACAAAAAATTCTTATATTTTTTTAAAATAGTTTCTTCAAATTTTGATATGTAAGCAAAACTCTCAAGTCTATTAAAATTATAAAAATTATCATTTGCCCAACAAGTTTTTTCCCATCCACTTCCTGCCAAAAAAATTTTCATTTCATTAACGCGTTTAAAACAATACTCTCTTTTGACCCCTTTAATGAATTAAATATTTTTTTTATTTTTTCAAAATCATCATCTGAATATTCTAAGAGAATCTTGTTTTTTTCGTTTTTAACATCACTAATAGTGTTTTCAAAAAAATCATCAAAATTTACATCTTCTTCAGGTTGCCAGACATCCAATCCCCACTCTTTCAATTCTTCAGGTTGCCAATCATTTGCAAGGATATCCCAATCCCATTCTCCAAAGCCTACGTTGTCTTTGATTATGAATTGTTCTTTTTGAACGTCAGACCACCCTTCAGCGATCTCAATATGTACTTCTTTTAATCCTGCCTCTCTACAAGCCTTTAATCTCATATTGCCTCCTAGTACCGTCATATCTTCATCGACGACAATAGGGCGTTTCTCTAACATCTCAGGAAATTCCTTAATGCTTTTAACTAATTGATTGAATTTATAATCCTTTATGACTCTAGGATTATTTTCGTTTGAAAAGATTTTATTTATTTTAACTTTCATCTATTAAGTAATTTACAATTGTGTATTTCTTGCAACCATTCTTTCAGGTCTTTCTTATCACCATAAATATAGTGACAATTTCTACACAATGCCATAAGGTTCTCGATAGTGTCTTTTTTCTTAGTTCCACCCATCCCTCTAGCTTCTATGTGATGAATGTCTATTGCTTGACCTCCACATACCTCACAGGGGATAAAGTCTGTTTCGTCGTATCCCATTTCTTTTAAATAGAGCTTGGTATGTTTCTTCATTTATTGGCTTGTCGCTCTATCCACTTACGATACATAAAAGCCGCCATTGCTAGTCTCTGAGGTTTGTATTTGTATTTGCCTCTTAGTTGAGCCATTGCGATCCTGATAAAGTCCTCTCTCATTGTAATACGCCTTTAATTGTGTATGAATCTAAGTCGTTGTGATTGATAAAAAACTGCTTGTAATTCTCTAGGGCCTCCTTGAGCTTTTTGTATCCTTTGTTTACAAATGAATCGGTCATACTGAATATGCCTATGTCCAAAGAATTTTTATCCAAAGCAATAAACTTAAAGTTGCTGATTGGTACGTTAAAGAGTTTCGTGTAAATAAACGCTTGAACGTCGTAGCCATATTTCTCGGCTGAATATTGGAAAGCTCGGATGTCTTGAGTCGTTTTAAGGTCCGCAATAAACGAGTGCTTTGGGTCATAGATATCCGCCTTGCCTCTGAAAGCATAACCCTCCAACATCTCTATTGCAGGTACTTCAAATTCACATCCTCCTATCAAAGATAAAACGTGTTCATTGCGTAAGGTAGCATCAACGACTCTCATATTGTCATCGTGCTCTTTGGCTGTTAAGACGATCTTATTTGATTTTGCTTTTGCTTCCTTGTACGCCTTAGCATTACGACTCTGGACATCTACAATGTGAAACCTTTCGTCAAACATATGAGGCTCTAATATCATTGTATGAATAAAGTTACCTACCTGTAAAGCTGTTGAATCGTTGTTCTGTCCATATTGGGTTACGAACTTATAATGCTTCGGGCTTTTGTTTAGTAGCTTAATGTTAGAAGAGCTCATTGCCCTACTTCCCAGATGACCATAATAGAAATCATCATCAACCATTTTTTTTAGGATGGCTTCTTTCTCCCAAGTGTCGCCATTTAGTAATGTTATCATTTTATTTTATCAATGGTTTGTATTAATTCATCTTCAAGATAATCTTGCCACCTGCTATTCTCTTTGTGAACCAAATAAATAAGGTGTGATAAATCTGAATAAAGGTTTGTTATATCGAAAACAATTAATTTGTCGTCGCTTCCGTATTGAATATGCAACTCGTTGTTTTCTGTCCACATTGTATGGGTGTCATAAACGTAAGTATGTTTTTTCGCTTGGATTAGCTTCTGTTGCAAATCTGCTATCTTTTCTTTCTGTGTCATACTTCCTCCTGAATTAAATTTACAACATCTTCCCCGATTATATAAGCGATCATATTGACAAGCGTTTCAGCGTTGTCGTAAGTCCTCGCTTCACCAAAGTTAAAGTTTTCGTAGTCCTGCACAAAAGCGATTCCTTCAAAGGCGTCTACGTTATGTTTCTTTAACCATTCAGCCGCTTTATGGTAGCCTATGATGTAGTAATCTTCGTTGAATAAATGATAATGAAGTTCTTCGCTTTGAAAGTCAAAGTCGTTTCTAGATTCTTCAGCGTGTTGCGTTAACTCTTCTTTTATTGAATTTATTGATTCTTGTTTCACTGTTATTGTGTTTTAAAATTAATAAAAAAGGGAGGTGTTACCCTCCCTCTATTTTTT